TATTTTCAGTAAGTCGCCATTCTGCAAAACTCTTTAATGCTTTTCCCATAATTACACCACCTTTATTGCATTAATTGTATTATAGTTATACATGTATGTTTCATCGTGCCATATAGTTAAACCATTATTAAATATGTCGTTGATTGCTTTTAAATCGTCGTGCGGTACGTTACCATATGTTGAAGCATTAACACATTTTAGATAGTTCCACTTTGTTCTAGTTTTATAACTAGGAACTTCAACACTATTAACTTGATACCCGAACATTTGGAAATACATATCTATTATTTTAGCGTATTCGGGTTTAATTGCTACTTGTTCTATGAAGAATGTCGCGGTATCTCTTGCTAAGTCTAAACCACTTGAAGCGGTAGAACCTTTACAAGTATTAGGTTGTACGCTTGCATCTTGTACACTTGCTACTATGTTTTTAATAGTATTTTGATAATTAATAGTATTCATTAAATCGGTGTTAGATAAATCATTTTGTGCATTTTTTCCGCTTTGGTTATAATCTAAATAAGTATTAGCCGCGCCACCTAATGCATTAGTAGCACCACCAAGAAAATTTCCCGACCCGATTGCATTGAGTGAAGAAAGCGCGGTGTTAATTACTCCTTTTTGCATATTAGTATTTATGTTCTCACGTGCATTATCGTAATTATTACCCATTACACTTTGGTTTCCTCTAAATGAAGCGGTTGCATTGGCACTTTGAGCGTTAATTGAGTTTGCATGTTGAGCGTACCAATTGGAGTAATTATCGTTATTCCATGAACATAAAGGGAAATCTTGCATTGTTATTGAATCGTCTATTGCGTATTCTTTACCGCCATACTTAGTTGGTGTTAATGTAATATGTGGATTTTGCGCCAATACTCCTTCAACATTAAATTTGATATTGTTTAAATCCTCGAATAATTCTAACTTTAATACTACATTACCGCCACTTGAATTTTTAACGGTTATAAAATTAAATGGATAACACCATAATTTGTTATTGTAAGGCGCGTAGTTATCTCCTTTGAATTCAAAATATTGTTGCATTGATGACCAATTAAAAGTTTCTTCTGATAATAAACTACCTAGAAAACCACTAATTGTAGTTCCACTTACTAAATTAAAACCCATTCTATCTTGAAGAAAAGTATTTGGAAATGTGAATATAAAAGCTACCGCGTCAGCTTTACCATCGGTTGCAAGTTGTTGTATTCTAGCATTTAAAGCGTCGGTATCGTCGCGGGTAAAATATTGTAGTGCGAAACCGCTATACGTCATCCCGAAAACATCACCACCAATTGAATTACCATCAGTTACCGCGAGCATATAACAAGGGTCGCCCTTTAGCACTCCAACGGGTTTTTTTGTTAATGTAACGTAATCACCAAGTTCAAAACTTTCGGGTAATGTGTTACGTCCTATTGCGTCATTAGTTGCATGTTTACGCTCTACCATACATGTTGTAAAATTGAAATCAAACATCCAAGTTTGAAACTCGTCAATTTGTATTGTTAATTCTGTAGCACCACGCGCTACGAAATTTTTTGCAACAATCCAAAAGAAGAAAGTTTTACTTGTATCTTGATATTCATTAATATAAAAACCGTAGTTACTATTATTTAATGTATCAACGTAACCTTTAACGATAATTTTTGAAGTTCTTGCTTGATATTTACATTTAGTATATGCGCTAACTGTTTTAGTATTAAAATATCGTAATTGGTCGTTTTTATCAATAAAGGATAATTGATTAGTTGGAGTTATTGGAACACTACACAATACGATATTAGATATTGCATTACTCATTTTTTACCCCCTTTAGAAAAAGCGGGTGTTACCCCGCATTTTTTTCTATACTTGATTAGTTATAGTTATTACTTGAGTGTCTAATATTCCGCTACCGTCCATTGCTTCGGCTTTTATTGTTGGTGTTCCGTTTGCTATTGCACTAACTAAACCCGTTGAACTAACTGTAGCTGTTGTAACATCGCTAGAAGTCCATTGTACAGTTTTAACGCTTGCAGTAGTTGGAGTTATTGTTGAAGTAAGTTGTGTTGTTCCATTATTAACACTAATTGTCGCAGTTCCCGTTATATCAACCGCAGTTACTTCTGATTTAGGTTTACCGAAAGCGGTCATATTACCGAACATTGAAACGAAAAGGAATTGCCAATGATGCAACCAATAGTTCCAAGATAACGCACTACCTAATTTTTGGTCGTCAGTTTCAAAAACTGAATCTATTACTTGAATTGCGTCAATGTCACATAACACCGCGTAAATGTCGTAATTATCACAAGGGAAATTGTCAACTAAAATTGTCATTGCTTGAAGTTGCACAATCTCAATATTGAAAAGTGTAGCAAGAACTTCGTAATTAATTTCAGTTTGCGCATCACTTCTTAATAATAAGGCTTGTCTATCTGTATCACAAAAAGTAATACATGGTGTTTCACCGTTTGCTATTGCGTCAGAATTTACAAGATTATAACCCGCAAATTCAGTAGTAGGGAACATGAAAGCTTTACTAACATTTGATATTGTCTTTTGTAAAGTTTTCGGGTCAGCTAGGTCAGTCCTAACAACTTGCATTGCGCCCGCGTCGATTGCTTTAGCAATTGCACCCTTAGTCAACATAAACTCGTCAATTTGGTCGCCTGAATACATTGAAGAAAGGATTTTGCTATATAGTGACATGAAAGATTGTTCACTTGTAAACGCTTGTTGAAGTTGCGCCCTTGTTACTGTCACCGCGTACATTGATTGTCTATTTAAACCATAATAACAAGTCTTTCCATCGGGTTTAGTTTGTTTCAATAACTTTGTTCCGTCGGTGTCAAAACCTTGGTCAGTTGCGGGATTGATGAATATTTCTTCGATTGTTCTTCCGTAAGGTACTCCACCCGCTTGTTTTAATCTTGCTAGTGGGTTATTGAACATTTTAGATTTTACATTACTTAAAGCTACTTTGTTTATAAGTGAATCAATAAATTCATTCATTATGTTTTTGTCAGAAGTAATCGCGTCACCTATTTGTTTTAGATTGTTTCTAGTGTATTCGGGAACTCTTGATTGATATAATTCTGTACTTTCATCAAGCAACGTCCCTAGTATTAAGCTAGTTGTTAAAGCCATTGTTAATCACTCCTTTTTTAATAATTTTTTTCTAGTTCTTCATACGAACGTTTAGCGGGTTCATTATCTGTATTATCCGTATTATCTGTTTTTGTTTCTTTTCCGCTACTCTTTTGTGCGCTATTTTCTAACCACAATTCATTATTTAATTTAGCAAACTTATTTGCTTCGTTGGTTGCTATTTCGGATTTTGTTACTGCGCTATCGCGTTCACCTAACACCCCCGTATAATCATTTTGTAATTGTACAATAAAATTCATTCTGTCAGCATCGCTTGTACAATTTTTAATATCGTTTAAAAGTTTGTTGTGTTCGTCCTTTGTCATTTATATAACCCCCTTTTATATATGTGATTTAATGTAGATTGGATTAACATACTTATAACATAAACTATCGGCATACATAAAAATTATGAAACCGTCGTTCCTTACATCTTTTATTTTATACTCTTTATCGTCAAATGTCAACTTTTTTCCCGTAAAATTTTGCCCTATTTGTCGTTTATTATGATTAAATGTAAATTTCATTTTTGCAACCCTTATTGGTGGTGGATATATAGTTGGTGGGTCGGTAATTGGTGGTGTAGGTTGCACATAATTTAAAGTTGATAACGTCTTTAAGAAAGTAATTTGTGTCGTTGTAAGTTGCTTGACATTGTATGAACTAGCAAGAATTTTAGGGTAAACATCGCCTTCAATTGATGTGTTAGGCGGGTCAACGGGCGGGTCGTCGGGTGGCACTACCGTTCCGGTGTATCTTGTGTAGTAAGTGTTTGCCCACTCTTGTCTACGCTCTACATGTGCAGTTTCTACCGCGGGACGTTCCCAAGAGAAACAAAACGCAACGGTTAATTCATTAATAGAACCCGTTCCACTCATAAACGCGGTATGGTTCAAATATGCACTCTTATTAATCCATTGGAAATCAGCGCCCGTATTACCTAATACACCCGATAATTCCGCCCATAAAAAGTTTAATTGGTGTGTTAAATCTATACCATACGCTTCAAGTTGTGTCCTTCTGCCGAAACTCCATTGACATAAACCAAACCCGATACCGTTACCCGCTTCAACTAATGAAGGTGAAAATTCGCTTTCTGCTTCAATGTTTCCCATAACCGCCGCGCTCGACTTTTCGGGTAATCCTTTAGAACGTAAAAAACTCCATGTAGCTTGTTCAATTTCTGCCCTTGTCATTTTACCACCTTCTATTGTCGGATATACCTTGTGTGCTAGTATCTACCGTAACACCTATCATTCCCAAGATAAGAAAGATTGTTTCAATTATATCCTTGTAATTAGCGGGTATAATTGTTAATAGGTCGTACCCAATTTGTTTTGATAATAAAACCATAAGCGATATTATCCCCGCCCACCATACTTTATTTTGTAACCTTTGTTTCCATAATATATTTATCTTCATTAATATCCCATCTCCTTTTTATATAATAGTCACATTCTTCTACACCTTTTTCAAAACAATCCGAATCAATATGTTCGGGTATATGGTAACAATCACTACACGTATGTTTCTTATAACAAGAATTACATAAACAAGTTCTTATGCACACTATTACGCACCTTCTTTTTTATGTTCAATAATGTCTATCCGATGATGCGCACTTTTTGAACTTTCTTCAATCCTTGTTACTCGTTCGCTAATATTCATTACGTTTAAATTTTGTGATTTTATGTCTAGTTGTATGTTGTTTACTCCTTGCGTTATAAAATCTAACTTAGTTGATAGTACCGCGCTATTCTTTGAATCTTGTTTTATATCTTTTATACTACCGCGTTTATATCCTAAGAAAGAAACTACAACACCGATTAAAACTACTATTATGGAAATTGCAGTAGGTGAAATATACATTATTTACTCACCTTCAAACCAAGCAACATCGCCCAAGTTAATTTCCCAACAACACCGTCAGTATGTAAACCTTTTTTTCTTTGAAAGTCGATTATAGCTTGTCTAGTATTTTCGCCTAAAATCCCGTCCCGCTTGTACATTTTACTCATAATCATAGTTTGAACCCACAACACAATATTTCCTTTTGCGCCTATTCTTATTGTTGGACATTCAGCTAGTGTTAATTTTCCCGCTATCCCATCTACTATTAATTTGCTACCTATTTTATTTAATTCAATTTGCAGAATAGCAATACTATTGTTTTCTTTAATTGGTGTACTGATTTTTTTAATATAAAAACCTTCTTCTTGTACTAAATAATTAACGTCTAAATCGCCTAGCGCAAAACGATATTCTCTTGAACTTTCG